CCGCAGCTCGGCCTGCGAGAGGTCAGCGCCCACCACGAGGTGCTTGTCCGTGTAGGGCAGCACCATCTTCTTCAGACGCTTGTCGCGGGGCAGGGTGAGCATGGAGGCCCCCTGCCCGCCCAGCCGGCCCGTGATGGACGCTGTGAGCTTGTAGCCGGGGCGCACGATGCCGGCGGTGTCTGCCTGGTTGCGGTAGCCGTCCACGTAGGTGCCCAGCTGCTTGGTGTAGTTCCGGCACACAAGGATTTGCTCGGCAAACTTGGTCTCCTGAGACTCCACCTCCTCCTCCTCCTCGATGAAGTCCAGCAGCACCTGCTCGGCGGTGCCCTTCAGGTGGACGCCTTGGTTGGTGAACCACGTTGCGAGCTGCTTGGGCGAGTTGGGGTTGATGCCGGGTTGCTCGGCAATCTCCCCCAGCTTTGCCAGCTCCTCGATCTTCTCGGCGGTGAGGATGCCTGACAGCTCCTCCAGATAGGGGATGTCCAGCCGGATGCCCCGGCGCTCCACGCCCATGAACATATCCGAGAGCTGCATGAGCAGATCGAGCACCCGCTGGGAGTCCTCATCATCGGCAAGGTACTCCTCCATCAGGACATCCCAGTGCCATGTGGCGTACACGTCGAAGGCGTTGTAGCGGTAGAGCAGGTGGCGCGGGATACGCTCGTAGCCCGAGCCCTTGCCGTTCTTCCGGGGGTAGGTGCGGGCGTCGTGCCAGCTGCCGTCCTCGAACTTCTCGTAGCTGTCGTAGGTCTTGGCCGGCAGGTACTGCTCCAGGCCCTCATCCCAGTCCTCGAAGCCGAAATACTTCTTGGCCGTGTCCTTCAGGTCATGCCGGCCAGCGGCCGGGAACAGCGCGTAGTGGGCCAGCTGGGTGTCCCGGAGGAAGCGGACCAGTACATCAGGGAAATAGGAGAGGTCGAACTTGCCGTTGACGGCAATGATGTCGTTCCGCTTCAGGAACAGGCACACTGCCGCGTACCAGAACGAGGACTGGCAGACCTCCTCGGTGAAGACAAAGGCCATGCCCCCGGCGGTCATGGCAAACGAGATGATCCGCCGGGGGTGGTGCTCATCCTCCGCGATGACGCCGGAGGTCTCGATGTCGATGACCACCTTGCGGTCCACGGTCTCGGACAGGAACTCGATGGCATCGGAGAGGTCATCAATGACGGTGTACTCGAACTCGGGCAGCACGGGCGGCGTGGCCAGCAGGCGGAACGCGGTGCCCAGCCGCGTGAGGATGTCCGGCTTGGTCAGGCACTGGGCCACGGACGGCGCGGGGACCACCCGCTCATCCCCGCGCCGGACGTAGTTGCCCATGGCGAACACCGTGGCGTTGGGCGGCAGCTCCTCCCCCACGATCTTGCTGAACTCCAGCTCGATGTTGGGGATGGTGTCATTCTTGACGCGGGACATAATCTCCAGGCACTGGGGCGTCACCACATCGGCGCTGGAGAGGTAGACCCTCACGCCTTGACCCCACCAAAAATCATGTCCACCGAGTTGTCGATCTGGTCATGCAAGCTCTCCAGATCGGTATTCCAGAGCCACACCGTCTCGCCCAGCTTTCCGGCGTGCTGTTCCGAGGCGTGGCTGTTGGTGGGACCAAAGCCGGGTCGGTCGATGTTCCAGAGACCATAGGGGTTCAGGCTCTTGATGAAGTCGGCCTCGTTGGGGAAGCGGGCGTCATCGAAGACGTACCTGCCCTCGGGATCGGTCATCTGCCGCCCGGCTGCCAGCACCCAGAAATACACCTGGAGCAGGCGGCGGTACTCGTTACCCCAAGGGCTGGACTTGATAGCGTTCTCATCCCCGTAATGCCCAAAGAGCGCACTGAGGCGGTGCTCCCCCAACAACGGGTCCAGCGTCCGCAGCATCTTCTTCAGCGGGGCCGCAAAGGACAGCCGGGTGAAGCCGTGCTGCTCCACGAGGTACTGCGCGGTGGTGCTCTTGCCGCTCTCGGCGTAGCCGGTGAGGCCTACTACGTGCATGGTGTGCTCCTATGGTTGTTTGGTTTTGAAGTAGAGGGAAGATTCAGAGGCTCCGGTCAGTCGGGCGACAACGCCCACCGATGTTCCGGTTTCCACAGCGCCCTTCACGAACGAGGCTGGTATGTTGCTGTTTATAATCACGAGCCTACGCAAGTAAATGAGTGAGTTCAAGACCTCGGGCTGGAATTTTCCGCCGACAGCGTTCTTTTTCATGTGGCGGGACACAGTGGGAACAGTCAGCCGGCAGACCTTGGCCAGCTGGTTCAGCGAGAACATCTCGAAGCCGTGCAGCTCGTGTGCCATCACCATGCGCTCCTTGCGGTCAGCCAGGGCCGAGGTGATCCAGACTTCCTTGGCGCGCATCAGGTGTTTGAGGCGTTCATCCTTCATCTCGCTGGGTGCCGCGCTGAAAATCAGGTCCGTGCTCATGCTGCTGCTGCCTTCTTGTACGCCTTGTTGGTGGCCGAGTGTGTGGCCCCGCATCTGCACTGGTAGAGGTATTGGTCGGTTGGGAGGTTGAACAACGCGGCCTGCTCGGGGCTGCTCCAGCTGCGCTTGTACGGGGTGGGGCACTTTCCCGCTACCTCCAGCACCAGCCTGTCCTTGCGGCGTTTCCGGTTGGCCTTGGTGCTGTGTGTTGGCTTGCAGTAGGCCTGCTCATCGTTGGCGGGCTTGAACTCTCTCTTGCACCACTCGCAAATCTTCATGCTGCAATTTCCTCCTCGAAGTCAATGCGGGTGATCCAGCGGACGCCCTTTTCCATCTGACTGACCTGGATGACACCAGCGTCCTGCAGTGCCTGGATGATCTTCAGGAACTCATCGGCCCGGAGGTCTTGGCGGAACTGCCGGTAGACCACCTCCCACTTGGCCACGCCGCCCTTCTCCAGCAGGAACTCCTCAACCTGCGACTGCCTGCGAGCCCAGCTGGACTCCGAGATGCGGTTGGCCATGTTCACCATGTGGGTGAACCAGCTGGAGGCGAAGTTGATGGCCGAGAGCATGTGGGGCAGCTGGACCTCATCGCAGCAGTCGAGCATGGCCAGCAGGGTTGCTGCCTTCAGGATCGACTTGGTGAGGCGGTCAGACGCGGCCTCGATGATCTGGTGGCGCTGGTGGCCCTCGGCCGCGTCCAGCACGTCGGTGATGAATTTGTTCAGCCGCAGCCACGCCTCGGGCACACAGGGGACGGGGTTGGTGGGGCCTCCGGGCTGGTTGCCAAAGGAGCACCAGTGGTCCCTTGCCCGCTCGATGCGGTGGACCATGGCCATGAACACGTCATCGCCCTGCTTGACCTCGTGGATGTCGGCCTGCTCCAGCCAGTCCGAGGCTGCCGTGCGCGGCGGCGGGGTGGCCTCGATGTAGATGAAGCGGGTCAGGAAGCCGCTCCTGAAGTCATCCTGCGTCAGGTAGTCAGCCACCTGGGAGGCAATGCCCATCATGAACAGGGTCAGGGCCACGTCCACCGAGCCGCGCCGGTTGTTGTCGCCCGTGGCGCGCAGCTTGCCGGAGACGTGGCCGTCGTAGAGCTCGGTCATTTTGCCTTTCGCGCCGGCCATGTAAGCCTTTTTATCCATCTCCTGAATCCAGCCCTGCGCCTCATCGCGGTGCAGCAGGGCCGAGCGGTTGGGGCGCTTCAGCAGCTCGTTGTCGAGCGCTTCCGGGGTGAAGTCCGAGCCCAGATCGTAGTTGAAGTCAGGGGCGTCCGGGTCATCGCCCTCGGGCACCACGGCGAGGGCCTTGATGAACTGCAGCCCGAGTGCGCGGGTGGTGGACTTGCGCGAGCGGGTGGTCTCCCCGAGCACCATGAACCACAAATTCAGCGGCAGCCGGCCGAACTTGGGGACGGCATGGCCGAAATCGCTGAACACGGTGGAGAGGATCATGAAGGCGCTGGCGACGTGGTACTCGGTGGCCGCGTCGGTCTTGGAGGTAGCCCAGGCGATGTAGTCATCAATGAACGTCGTGGCCAGCCCGTCCTTCTCCGTCTGGGTCAGGAAGTCCACGGACTTGTCTTTGGCAGCGGGCTCGACGGTCACCTCGACCTCGTAGCCGGGGTCTTCATCCGTCTCCCCGCCCTCGGACTTGGCCCGCGCCCGGAGGATGTCTGCCCAGAGCAGTTCATCGGCGTTGTGCTTGCCATCGGCCGCGAATTTGTTGAAGGGGTGACTGAGGCACACCACGAAAGCTGCCTCATCGGAGGCTCCGCAGCGAAACAGCTCCTGCTCCAGGAGGAACAGGGCATCGGAGCGGTCCACGTTGCCTGGGCTGGTCTTGTTCAGCAACGTCATCAGCTCGGGGGATGCCTTCAGGGACTTCAGGGCTTGGCCCATCTTGGGCAGGTCACCCATCTCCTTGAACTCATCCACGATCTGCTGCACCGGGGGGTAGGCTGCGCTGAACTCGGCCAGCTTGTAGACCGGGCCGGAGCCGTCGAAGGTGACAAGGAAGGGCTCATCGTACTTGGTGTTCGAGGTGCCCGGAACCCGGAGGAGCTTGTTGACGGCCCAGCCGTTGTCGAGCCCGGTCTTGGCCTTGTCGTGCATGTTCGACACGCTGTGGGACAGCGGCTCGATGAGCGAGGGGTCATGGCAGTCGGTGATCCGCCAGTAGATGTGGGTCTTGCCGTCCGAGGTCTCAGCGATGGCCGAGGGCGGCAGCAGGGCGTCGGCCACGTTGAAGGTGTCGGCGTCCGCGTGGACCACCTGGATGGCTCGGGCGAGGCTCTTGCGTGCGCCGGCCGTGCCCTTGAACAGGCAGGGTGAGGTGTAGACATCCTCGGCGGCGAGCTTGCCTGCCAGCTTCAGCAGCTGCTCGCGCTGCTCCGGCCAAGTGAAGAACCTCTGCTGTGAGGGGGCACCGTTGGCGTCGAGCCGTGCGATGACGGCCCTGCCCTGAATACCCTCCCAAAGGAAGTCAACGTATTGTTCCTGCACGGTCATGCTGCTATCTCTTTCTCGCTGATTTCGAGCAGGTGCTTGATTGCCAAAGCAGCTTGCGGTGGGGCCACGCCGTTGCCTAGCGCTTTGCTGATCTGCCGCCGGGTAAGTCCGGGTACGTCGGTTACCCACCCTTCAGGCAGGCCCATCATCCACTCATGAACTTTTAGGTTCTCCCTCGAACGTATGTCCGAGACGAACAAGTCAGTTGGTTCCGGCGCAGGTCGCCCGAGCAGATTTGCCCAGTGAGTTACTGCTCCGGTATACGGCCCCCAGATTTCAGAAGTCCGTACTCCAAGATGATCCGCAGGCTGGTCACCTGCTTCCTTCCAGGCTTCTTGCGCAAATGATTCTCGGGGGTATTCCCCGAGTCGCTGGCTACTGGTGTCGGTAGCAACAATGAAGAGACGTTCTCGTTTGTGTGGCGCTCCAACGGTGGAAGCTCGTACAGTCGTCCACTGCGTGTCATACCCGATTTCGGCAAGGTTCCCGAGAACGGTGTCGAATCCGAGGGAGAGGTGCCCAGCCACGTTTTCAAAGACTGCGTAGCGCGGTCGAAGGTGGCGAACGGCTTCAAGGGCGTAGGGCCAGAGGTGTTGGGCATGTGCATATCCTGTCCTTTTTCCAATGAGTGAGAATGGCTGGCAGGGGTAGCCCCCGCCGATGATGTCTACCGGCTCAACCTCGGCCCAGTCGATCTTGGTGATGTCTCCGTGGTTGGGGATTGTCGGCCAGTGGTGCGCGAGGATTTTTGATGGCCCCTCGTCGTACTCCGAGACCCATGTGAGCTCTGCTCCGAAAACCTGCTCAATGGCGAGTCCAAGTCCCCCGTAGCCTGCGAATAGCTCGCCTAGTTTGTAACGCATTGCCCCGGCTCCTTCGGTAAAAAAGCCCCTCCCGAAAGAGGGGCCTCTGTTGTTGCTAAGGGCCAATCGCCCGACTCGAACGGGCTGTGTGCCTGGGTACACAGGGTGGCGGTGTTGCTTAGAAGTGCATGATCCATGCCCAGAAACCGCTCATCGAAATCACCTACCTCTCCAAGAGGGGGTGGTGCGCGGCTAGAGCTTGAACTTGCCGCCGGTGGCTGCCTTGGCCTTGCCGCCTGCCGGTGCCTTGCCGGCCACGGCGGCGCTGGCGGCTACCGAGGTGTTCACCGATGCCAGGGAGCGGTAGCCCCGGACGACCTCGCGGAACTCGACCGGGTTCTTGTCAACCCACTTGTCGCCCACCTTTTCCTGCTTCTTCTTGTGACCCACGGTGACCCGCAGTTCCTCGCCCAGCCACTCATCGGTGTCCACATCCTTCAGGTCTTCGGCGGCGACACCGAGGGCCTTGGCGACGGCGAGGAAGTCATACGGCGGGGTGGGCTCGCCGGTCTTCTGGCTCTTGCCCTCGAAGGCGTTCATGTCTGCGAACAGGCGGCGGTTGCCCTGCTTGCTGCCGTCCGGGGCCGTCTCGCCGTCAGCGATGCGGAACTGGAACTTCAGCCGGAGCTTGCCCTTGTTGTCGCCATCCTTCACGGCGTCTTCCGTGATGGAGAAGATGGTGACGAGGTAATCGCCCGTGGGCACCGGCTCGAACTGGCGTCCTGCGCCGTCGAGGGTTTCCTGGTCTACGTTGAGGCTGAGTCGTGCCATGGTGTGGTTCTCCTACTGGATGCGATGGTTGCTAGGTTACTGTTTTTTCTTGCTTGCTTACTGAAGCAGTAAGCGATACGGAACAGCTTATCACTGCTCCGAGCGTGCGAGATAGGGGTAGATGTCCACGAAACTGGGATTGCCCATGTGGAAGGGCAGCTCGCCGGAGCGGTCAGAGGCGTCGATCTTGCCATCACCCTTGGTCTGCAGGACGTGGACCGGCTGCCCCTGGTCATCCTTGCCGAGCGCGAGGTAGAGCACGAGGTCGATGGGCTTCAGGGCCTGCTCGATGGTCTTGTTGCCGAGGAAGAACGGGCTCATCAGCACCTTGCCGGAGTCCTCCTCCTTCAGCTTCTCCGCGTGCGTCACAAAGATGACGTTGACGTGCTTGGCCCGGTGGAGCATCTTCATCACGTTGATGGAGTTGTCCGCGATGTAGGCCCAGAGCCCGTATCCCACCTCATCGGTGTGGACCTTCATCTGCTCCTGCAGCTCGGAAACCGTGTCCACCACGACGGTCTTGTACTTGGTCTGCTGCTCTGCCATGGCCTCGATGACTGCGGCCCCGGTGGGCCAGTCTTCGACGTACACCACGTCCAGGTTGGGGTCATCGCTGTACTCCTTATCGAGCACACTGGAGCCATCTTCGACAGCCAGGAACAGGACGGGGGCCAGCTGGGGAACCTTGGCTGCCGAGGCTGCCAGCGAGGACTTACCAACGCCCTTCTTGCCGTAGATGATGGCGCTGAATTTCTCAGACATCGGCCGGGGGCGCTCGACCTTGACGCCGATGCTGGCGAGGTCGAACAGGGCCGGTGCCGGCGCGGGCTTCTTGGCCTTGGGCTTAGCCGCCTTGACCTTTTCCTCCTGGGCGATGTCGGCCTCTGCCGCCATGCGCTCCAGTTCGGCAGCTGCTTCTTCATCGGTCATGGCGTCTACTGCGTCATCGAGTGCTTGACTCATGGTGTTCTCCTTAGTTCAGGGTTTCGTTGTAGGTTGTGAGATCTCCACGGCCAATCGTGGAGCAGGTGTAGCAGTCCTCCCCGTCCGAGGGGATGTCATCGAGCTGGCCGGCTTGCACCGTTTCCCAGATGAGTTCTGTGCGTTCGAGCGCCTTCTGCACCAGCTCGGGCTGGTAGGGCTCCACCCAGTGGATGACATCTCGGATGTCGTTGGTGTGGCGGGGAAGGAAGATGATCCGGCACCGCTCGACATGGAAGCCCTGCTTGATGAGGCCGGCCGCGTACAGCTGCTGCTGGAAGCGGTACTGGTTGCTCGGCCCCCACTTGGAGGCTTCCTCCAGGTTGCCCTGCATGAGGAACTTCCGCCGCTTGGCCAGTGCCAAGGTGAGCTTGTCGTAGGACCACTTGCCGGGGAACTTGTAATCACCCGTCTCCCCGAAAGCCGGGGTGTAGATGTCCAGGTGGCCATTGATGTTCCCGTAGCTGGGGATGTTGATGGTGTGGACCTTGTGCTCGCGCAGGGTCTTCAGCGGCTCCCCCGTCACCGGGTGCTGGAGCACGAGGTTCTGTTCGAGCCAGTAGTGTGCCATGGTCCCGATCCAGGCGGCGTAGCCGAAGTCATTGCCGCGCTTGGGCATGTTCTCCACGAGCTTGGCTGCCATGGTGTAGCCGACGCAGTAGGCGCAGCCGCCGATTTCCGAGGGGCCGATCTTGACCTGCTTGTCACGCTCGGACTGGCGGGTGAAGCCGGCGGTGAAGGCTGCTGTGGCCTGCTCCTCGGTGAAAATTTCAGGCTCGGCGTCCCACCCCCGCTCGGGAATGTCGAAGTCTCGCTGGCCGGGCGCTTCAGATACTGTGGTCATGCTGCCACCTCCAGGAGTCGTATTGCGATTGCTGTTACGACGGGCACACAGACTGCGTTTCCGATGCCTTTGTAACGTGGGGAGTTCTTGCGGTTCTTGCCCCAGCCGTCCGGGAAGCCTTGCAGCCTCTCGGTCTCGATGTTGGTGAGGCGGCGGTCGCCCTCCGGGGTGCGGAGGATGGTCATGCCGCTATGGTTTCCGCCCGAGTTGCCGCCTGCGGTGAGTGTTCGAGCAATTGAGGTTTCTGTTGACTGGCCGACCGTTGAATACCGGCTACCTTGGTGGGCGAAAGGAAATACTGGGGGTCCGGCGAGTCCTCCAAGATGTCCGACAAGGTAGACTCGCTCACGATTTTGGGGGATGCCGAAATCTTTGCTGTTAAGTAGCTGCCATTCGACGCAATACCCCAGCTCGACAAGGGTTTCGATGATGACTCGGAAAGTCCTCCCTCCGTCATGGCTGAGAAGGCCTTTGACGTTTTCAAGGATGAAATGGCGCGGCTTCTTTGCTCGGAGGATTCGAGCGACATCAAAGAAAAGAGTTCCGCGCGTATCGTCAAATCCGCGTCGTCCGCCTGCGATTGAGAACGCCTGGCACGGAAATCCGCCAACGTAGAGACCGAAGTCGGGGAGGGCGTCTGCGTCGATGAGGGTGGTGTCACCGAAGTTGATGTGGTCAAAGTGATCCTCGTAAGTAGCGATGGCGTTCTTGTCGATTTCGGAGTAGCCGACGCAGCGGACGGTGATGCCCTTTGCCGCAGCGGCCTTTTCCAGGCCCAGCTCGAAGCCTCCGATGCCGGAAAAGCCTGAGAAGTAGTCAAGGATTTCGGGCAACGTGTATGTGAGGTCCGAAAGGTCGGGGTAGAGAGTCATGCTGCCGGCCTCAATCCTGGTGCGTTGATGTATGGGTCACTGGCCCAGTTCTTGAATACGGTGCGCTCGGCGGGGGTGGCCCCACCGAGGATGGCGTGCTGGTCATCGGTCTCCAAGGCGAACTCCATGCAGGCCGCTTGGAGCGGGCACTGCCGGCACACTGCCTTGGCCTGCCTGATCTGGAAGGTGTGGGTGTCACCCCAGCCATCCGGGAAGAACAGCTCCGGGTCACCGATGGTGACGCAGGGCGGCGGCTCATCTGCGATCTTCTGGAGGAACGCCTTGGACTTGCTCATGCTGCCAACCAGCCCGCGTGTCGTGTCTCGTGCTCGGCGCGAAGGTCTTCCAGGGCCTCCAGCTTGGCCTGCTCGGCGTCGATGAACTCCTGGACCCAGGCTGCCACGGCCTGGACTTCCGCCGTGGTGCTCATCCGGGGCCTGTAGATGAACATGCCATCGCCGGCCCAGTGGCCGTAGATGCCCAGCGAGTCCGCCTTGTAGACGGGGTGGTCTGCAGCAAAGTTCAGGTTGAGGATGAAGTGGATGGTGGGATCATACTGGCGGGCTGCCTTGAACAGCGGGTCGAGGGTGTTGTGGGCGTAGCGCGCGAGCCAGAACACATCGTGGGCTGATACGGCCCGCTTCACGGCTTCACCAGTCCCAGGAGGAGTTCGGCGTTGGGGACGCGGAAGGCTGCCGAGAGGTGCAGCTTCTCGAACTTGGAGCCCTTGAACAGCGACACCACCTTGATGTAGTGGTCAGCGGTCCAGTCGTAGGCGTGCAGGGTCTCCACCTCCTGCACGATGGTGGGGTTGTCTTCCGCGATGGTGGCTGCCTCGTTCTGGGCTTCGACGCCGATCTGGGCCAGCTTCATCTCGAACTCCTCAGCGAAGGCTCCGTATGCCTGCTGCTCGGGGCCTGTCATGTTGGCGAGTGCGGACTTACCCTCGGGCTGGCCGAGCTTGTCTGCGCGGAAGATGCCCCACGCCTTCTCTTGGGTGATGCCGGTCATTGTGTGCTCCTGATTTACTGGTGTGTGGGTAAAAAGTAGGTACTGAGTAAGTCGAGGGCCTGCTACTTGCCGGCGTCTACCTTCAGCTCCAGGGAGAAGCCGGTGTCGGCCTGCATCAGCTCGTAGGCGGCGGGGGCCACGTTGGCCTTGACCAGTGCGCCGGAGATGGCGCTGTACTTGGCGATTTCCTCCGAGGTCAGCAGCTGCTCGGCCAGCTTGGAGTCGAAGCGGCGGGTGCGCTTGATGATGGTGCGGACAACGCCCACGGCCTTGGTGTCGCCGTCGAGCTTACCGGCCTTCTCCAGCGCTTCCTTGAAAGCCTTCTTGGCGGACTCCTGCTTGGCGACCGCTGCCTTGGCGGCGATGTCGGCCTCCAGAGCGGCCTCGGCCAGCGCTTCCAGCTCGGCATCCACGAGTTCCTGCTTGGTCTTGCCGCTGAGGGTGAGCTTGGCGGGGGCGGCGGTTCCGGTGTTGAGGGTGAGGGACATGGTGTGCTCCTTGGGGTGTGTGGTGTGTATTTCTGAACTGCTACATGACCAACCTATAGACCCTCGGCCACAAGTGTCAAGACTTTTTTCGAGAAGCTTTGATCCGCTCGTTGTAGTCGAACTCGGCTACCCGGCACCTGAAGTCCAGTTCCTCGTTGTTCCTGCGGTGCCGCTTGGCAGCTGCATTGGTGCCACAGGGCCTCAGCCGCCTTTGGGTGACGCCGCTGCCTCGCCGGCCCTCTCGCCGGTAGTGGTTCACCGATTCCCGGCACACCGGGCAGACGGCCTCTCCCAGCCTCTTGTGTGCCAGACTGCCTGACGGCCCGTACTTGCCGTTGCAGCCCAGCGGGCGGGTCTCGGGGTCATGGTCCAGGTTCCACTGCTTGAAGGCCTCATGCCCCGGCTCGAAGGCCACGTCCCTGCCTCCGCATCCTGTGGTTGTGGTGTTTCATGAAGGTGCCCAGCTTGCGTGCCTCCTCTATGGGCATCCCCATGCCGGGGAGGTGTCGGGAGATGGTCTCGCGGTAAACGCCGACAACCTCAGCCACCTGCCGGTAGGGCATCCCCTCATCGAGATAGGTCTTCCACAGCGCCACGTCCTCGGCGGTGTAGCGCCTCTTACGCTGCTGCTCGGTGCTGGTCATTGCTCTGTTCCTTCAGTATCAGTCGTTCGATTTCGGCCAGCAGCCACGGAACTTCCACGTTGGCTAGCTGGAGCGCTGCCTGTGCCTGCCCTGCGGGGTAGGAGTAGTCCAATGCCTGCGCTTGCAGGGCCTCAATGTTGGCCATGTGGCGGCTGGTCTCCCAGCGCTGCGACGCCGTTGTCTGCGCGCTCATGACTCTACCTGTGATCCCCGGAGCCACTGAGGACACCGCGCTGCTTGCGGGAGGCCAGCTTGTCCAGGTTGTCGTTCATCACGGCCCAGCGGGTGGTGCCGAGGCCCGACGAGATGACATCCAGCAGCAGGACAGTTTTGCCCAGCAACTGGATGGCCTTGTCCCGGCGCTCTGCGCTGAAGTGGCCGTCGTCATCCCGAATGGCCTTCTTCACCAGACCTTCCAGATTGCCGGACGTGGCGGTGAGGTCAAGGATGAGGTTGTGGACCAACATGCGCTCGATGACAGGGCCGTCATAGAAGCGCACCACGTCTTCGAGGGAGACCTCCAGCGTTGATGCGATGGCTGCGGAGTACCAGTAGCAGTCCCCAGCCTCGGCAGCCACATCCCGGTAGCCCTTCTTGTTGTCCAGCCATGCCTCGGCCATCTCGCCCACCTCGGAACCGAGGCCAAGGACGGTGTAGTCCAGGCTCCGGTCCACGGGGAAGATGGCGGTGGACATGGCCTGCTGCTGGTATTCGGTGAGGGATTTCATGCTGCTTCCATTTCTTCTAGTGGTGCAAATGATGCGTCCAGCTGTTCCTGGTCCGCCTGGAGCTTGCCGGCCTGCCGGACCTCGACGGTGTTCTCCGCGAGGAACATGAAGCGCTGGACGGTCTTCTTCTGGCCGGGGCGGGAGAGCCTGCCCTTGGCCTGTGTGTTGAGCAGCCTGTTGTCTTCCAGGCTGACCCAGAACTCGATGTTGCAGACATCCTGCAGGCCATCTGTGCCCTCGCCTACCGTGGCGATGGAGCTGACCATGATGTCGTACTCGATGCCGAAGTTCTCCTTCTTCCACTCGCGCTCCTCGGTGGGCATCCCGCCGATGAACCGCAGGGCGCTGTAGCCCTTGGCCTGCAGCTGCATGGTGAGCATTGTGGCGAACTTGGCCGAGTGGGTGAAGATCAGGATGGGCACCGGCCCGCCTGCGTGCAGGTCACTGATCTTGTCGAGCATGGCGTCGGCCTTGGTGGAGTAGGCGTCCTCCTCGAAGTACACCACCTCCTTGTAGGCGTACCAGCCGTTCTCGCGCTCCTCCATCTGCCAGCGGTCCCAGTTGAACTTCTCATCATCCAGCTCCTTGTCCGGGACGCGCTGCCACTCGAACCGGATGGAGGGGACGGCCAAGCAAATCTCCCGGAGCCGGACGCGCATCACGGCCGGTAGGTCTGCCACCAGCGGGTGCTCCTCCAGCCACACGATGGCTTCCTGCTCGAAGCGGTCATACAGCTTGCGCTGGGCCGGCTTCAGGGGCACCACCACCTCGTGGATGATGGGCTCATCCTGGTACGGGGAGGGGAAGTAGGACTTGGAGGGCAGCGAGGCCCACACGGTGCCGGGGGTGCGCTCTGCCTCGACCTTCTTCCCGCTGTACTTGTCCAGCGAGGTGGTCATGTGCATGGTGACCCAGTTCCAGAAGGAGTCGTTCTTGCCCACGATGTCATCCCGGCCGTACCAGAGCCACCGGATGGCAGCCCACGCACCCTGGATGTGGTTGCCCCACGGGGTGGCGGACAGGGCCAGCTTGTACTCGGAGTGCTTGGTGGTCATGATGGCCTCGTGGGTGCCGGCGCGGCGGTTCTGCTGCCGGTGGCACTCATCAATGATCGTGAAGTCCAGTGGCATGTTGGCCCAGTCGTACATCCGAAACTTCTCCCAGCCCACGAGGTAGACACCGGGCTCCCGCAGGACCAGCGCCTCGAAGGCGAGCTTGCCGGCCTTGGTTTTGCTGTCGATCACGCGGGGGGTGACGGTGTAGCCGGACTGGCGCTGGAAGGTCTTGGTCCAGCTGGAGAACGTGTTGACCGGGCACACCACGAGGGTGATCTTAGCCTTGGAGCGGAGCACGGCCTCGACTCCGATGAGGGTCTTGCCGGCCCCGGTCTCGCCCCTGCAGAGGTGGGCCTTGTGTGCCAGCACCTCCAGGGTGGCCGATTCCTGCTCGGGCCTCGGGACCATTGGCGGCTTATTCATGGCCATACGCCTTCTCCCAGTCCACATCGCAGGTGCAGCCGGCCTCCCTGCCCTTGCAGAAGCCGCAGCCGTTGCAGGCGCAGTAGTAGACATCCTCCACCCAGACGCCGGGGCTGGCCACGGACTCCGGGATGGGGTGGTGGACCTGGATGTTGCCGGTCCATTCGACGCGGGTGCAGCTCATGCCGGCACCACCTTGGCGAGTACCCAGTCCTCGATCTGGCGCTCCCCGTGGTTGTCAGCGCCGCTGATCTTGATGCCGAGGGACTTCCAGGCGGGGCCTTGGTACGAGGAGCTGTAGCCGCCCCTCTGGCGGGTGAGTGCCACGCCCTCGGGGAACTCGATGCCCCGGACCTTCTTGGCGATGATGATGCTGCCGTACTCCTCGGGGAACACCGGCTTGGGCCGGTCGATCAGGTAGAAGGCAGAAGCGTCGGCGTAGGGTCTGGGCGTGCCGGTATCAACTACAAACTCTGAGTAGTGGACATGCTTGGTGTTCACCCATGCCACGAGGATGGTGTCTCCGGGCTGGATGTCGGCCCACTCGATCTGGGGGTAGTCGATCTTCATGCCGTCACCCCCAGCTGCGCGCAGAGGCGCTGCGCGAGTACGGCGACGGTGACCTCGATGGCATTGTCCATACCGAAGCGCAGACGCTCCCGGTTGGCCTCGGTGTTGGGGACCCCGTACCAGAACTCCAGGTCGCCCTCCTCTACCCGCTGGCTCTGCTCGTAGGCCATGGCCAGCTGCACGAAGCTGGCGTCCTGGATGTCGGTGCCGAGGGCGAAGGCCAGCCAGCGGCGGGCTTCCCCGATGCCTTCCAAGGCCTGCGCCCCTGCGTAGCGGACGGCCAGTGCCACACGCTCGCGGGTCAGGGAGCCGATCAGCTCATCCTCGGGGGTCATCTCATGGAGCCTGCGGCTCATGGTAACGATGCTCATTGTGCGCTCCTGCTGTGTGGTGTGGGTGTGTAGGTGCTTGGGAATAAACACGACTCTACACACCTATGCGCGAGGGTTCAATACCTGACGGGCAAAGAAAAGGGCCGGATGCTTGCTGCACCCGGCCCTCCCCCAACGGGAGTTCAGATCACCATGTCCACGACTTCTATGTCCTGGACAAAGTGGCCCATCCCGTGGGATGGCTGTCTTTCGGACTCCTGCAGGACAATATACCCATCCCCGAGGTCATCCACGATAGTGGCTGTGTCCTCCGTGAGCTGATGCCCGCTTGCAGCCGGTGAGACCCACACTGACTGACCTGCCTGAAAACGCTTCCCCACTTCTTCTGCCCCCGCATTGCTTCTATCTAAGGAGGGATACTTCCAGTCTCACACCCAGCGCCTCTGCGTAACGTTCGAGCGTGGTGATCTTTGGTTCCCGCTGTTTGTATTCGACTATTTGAACGAAGTTGGGGTGGACCCCCATCCTCTCCGCAACTGTTTTCTGGGTGAGACCCTGGCGCAGTCGCTCTGCTGTGAGAGCTTCCACCACTTGCTGTGACAACATCGTAGGTTCCTTTACGTCGAATTGATAGACATTTTCGTCTTTTTGGGTGGTTTATGACTTGATTTCGGGAAAATTATTTAGTAAGCCAGCTTGCGATCAACTGTTCCGCAAGGTAAGGCGCAGGATTGGCGCAAGATTGTCACAGCCTCTTGACATCGAGCTTCCAGGGCTTCGCAACCCTGTGCCGCTTCCTGACACCAGCCAAACCGAGGTCACTCCGGCGCTTGTAGACGCTCCGCAGGGACCGGCCCAGCTTGATGGCGATGTCCTCGTAGCTGTCGCCGCCGGCAATGCCACCACGCATGATCTGGTCATCCTCGGCGGTCCACAGCCGGTAGCGGCTGGTCTGCAGCTCCTCCGGGGGCCTTGGTGCCGGCACACCGATCCCGCGCTCCTCCCTATCCTGTTTCTTCTGGAGGTTGGTGCAGACGTGGCAGACCTTGCGGCGGGCTTGGTTCTTGGTGCCGGCGTTCAGGATCGGGAAGCTGTCTGCGTCAGCGAGCTCCCCGCACTTGCGGCAGGTCCGGGCGAGGAGGGTGCGCTGGCCGGCCGAGAAGGGGCTGTTCGGACCCTTGCTCGGCAGCCTCATGGCGAGGTGATGGCAATGGCAGTTGTAATGACAGTGCCGAGGGTGAACAGGAAGGTTGTCACCATCCAGGCGGGGTGTGTCCCGTGCATGGCGAACACGTAGCCGCTGGCAACTGCCAGCACGCCCAGCACCCAGGCGATGCGGTGGAAGATGGTCCTCATGCCACCCACTCTTTAAGAAATGCCTGCAACGCCGTGATGGCGGCTCGGGCCTTCTCCTCGCTGTGGCTGTCTCCGACGTACTTCTCGGCTGCCTTCCGTGCGTCCAGCCTGATTTGCTCCTTGCGCTGGACTTCCTCAGCCGCTGCGATGCGGGGGTCATCGGTAGCGATCAGGGTGCCGGACCTGTAGCGGTCCCGGCCCATCTCCTTCAGCTCGCTCTTGTGTGACCACTTAGGGATGTAGAAGGCCCGCCCGCCCTCCAGAGTAATGCGGGTCTTGGACACCTTGGTGATCTTGACCTTGGTGACGTTGGTGTAGCCCCAACTTCCCGTCTCGAAGATGACGGCCTCAACACCCGCGATGGCCCAGGGGAACTGCTCCGCGATGGTCTCCTGCTCGCTCATGCTGCCTTCTCCTTGGTCTGTCCGTAGTGGGCGAAAATCTGTGCGTCGGCAGGCTCGAAGCCCTCCACCTCGACCCCGCAGTCGGCGCAGTGGCCGGTGGCGTAGACCTCGGTGTGCTCGCAGGGCTCAGCCTCGACCACCGGGGCCGGCTCCGTCAGCCCTGCACGGATCACACGGGCGAAGCTCGCCTCGGCCCGTTCGCGCTCCCTGGCCAGCTCGCGCTCGGCCTCCACCGGGTTGTCCCCGGCCCAGTCTGCCCAGTCTCCGGTCCAGCTCATTTCCCTGCCTCCAATGCCGTGTTGAGAATGTCGTTGGTAATGCGGGCCGCGTCTTCCACCTTGAAGACAAACAACTCGGTGCCGCCGCCATCGCCGTTCTGATAGGTGATGACGATGTTGTGGCCGGACTCGCCCAGTTGGGTGGTGTAGGTGTCACCATCGGCGTCTGTGAAGCTGCGGGTCTTGCTCATGATGTGCTCCTTGCTCGGTGGTTTGTGGTGATGCTCTGACAGTACACTCGCCTGCGAGGGTGTGCAAGCTTTATTTTTTCGGACTCGGTGTACCAACCTAGTAACCCTTGGGCAAAGAGAAACCCACCGGGCATCTGGGGGACCATTCCGGTGGGTTCTCGGTATTCAGCCTAGCATCAGGATGCGGCAGCGCCTTCCAGTCGCGCCATGAGCAGGTCTGCCTGCTTGGTGATGAGGTCAGGGTCCGTGGAGTCGTAGAAGCCCCTGTCCCCATCCAGGAACTCGTTGTTGGGGCCGCAGATGAACCAGATGCCGCCCCTCCTCTCACGCTTGACCAATGTGAAGTCATCGGAGATGTACCAGCCGGCGAGGGATGCGTCATCGGGACGGAGCCACTTGATGTGGCCGAAGGCCGGTGCAGCTGCTGCCCTGCTGCGGTTCGATGCGGCCTTCAGCACCTCCACCGGGCTGTTCTCGTTCACGGACTCAGGCAGCCGGCCCTCGGCGGCGAGGCGCTTGCGCAGGTCATATATCCAGACCGTGTTGCGCGAGCCCAGCTCTCGAAGGACCCGCTGGCCGGACCAGCCCAGCCCGCCTGATTCCTCGGTGGCCATGGCGTCCATGACGGCCCGGTCGCGGGCCTCCTGGAGTTCCTTCTTCTCCCTGGCCCACTTCTCAGAGAACTCTGTGTTGAGGTCGATGTTCTCCAACCGCAGGCGCTCTATCTCTGCGTTGTTGGCCTCGATCTTTGAATCAACCTCGTGCCGTGCCTTTGCTCTATCTGCGGCGAACCCCCTCCACCTATTGTGTAACTCGATCATGGTGCTCATCTGCAACGCGCTCCTTGTGGTGTATGTGTGTAGTGCTCCCGTGAAGTCGTTCTGTGTGTAGATACTTTCATAGCCTATGGAACTTATCAATAGCCTCGGATAAGAACAGTGTGTGTAGTTACCTCATCGAGACCGGGTGAACAATGCCTCAATCAGTTTCGTGCGTAAGTAACCGTTTTTCTGGCATTGAGTGGAATTTTTCAGAGGGGGTGTACCCCTAGTGGCCGTCGCAGTCCATCACCTCGTGCATCTGCTGCCGTGTGAATCCCGCCTCGGCTGCCCTGCCCATGGCCTCGTAGAGGACCGAGGTGGCCAGGAAAGAGATGGGTGAATACTTGGCGTTGATGGCGTCGATGGCCTGCTGCACAGCCGTGTCAATCTCGACGTTGATCTTCTCCACTGCTTTGTGTGCCCGGTCAACATCAAGCATCGCGTTGGTGTCGCGCTGGGTGAAGTCTGCTACGTCGCTCATGCGCTTGCCACCTTCCGCATGGCTGAGTTGAGTGCTTCGGACAATGACTCATCGTTGAGGTCATAGATGGCTTCCTCCGGCACACCATGGCGGTATGCAAGATAGGCTGCAGCCTCCAGCTCGGCAGCTATCGCTTCCTCCTCGGCGGTCCAGGCGCGCTCTGCGGCCTGCCTCTGATGGACCAGTGCGAGCTTGCGGACCATCATGTCCGAGGAGAGCTCATCGAGCTCTTTCAACAGGTGGCTCTGGCGCTCCAGGTCAGCGTTCTCACTGCCTCTTGGTTCCAACAGGATGGCTTTGACCTCCTGAAACAGTTCCCCGACCGTGGCTTCCCGCTCGGCGCGGGTCTTGCGGCGCTGGAACTGGACTACGTTGCTGCTCATGGTGACTCCCCTAGGTCTGTTTGGTGTGTACCCCTGTAGCTAACCACAGAAAAATATGAAGGCATAGGGTTTCGGCCAAGAAATTCTCAAGGTCCGGTCAAGATTCCCCCGAAATCCGCCGAAATCCGCCCCACATTTTTGCCTCGGGGGGTTCTTTACCCACTTTTCGGGGCTGCGCCGGCGGGGCTCCCAGGGCCTCGGGGCGCGCCACTTGAAGCTTCAACCGTAAGTGGGGGCCGACTCTCGGGTATAGTTGTACCTTCAACCAAAAATCGTTATAGAACCACCTGGAAACATGCTCGCAACGGAATTGCATAACCTTGCAATCATGCCGGCCGCCGTATGTAAATTGGTAAAAATAGCTGTTGACACTACTAAACAAGTGCATCAGAGTTGACCCATCACCAACCGCACCAATTGAAAGCAGGCCCTAAAATGTCCACTCTCACCGAATACTTCAACCGCCGCTCACAGACAGCTGCAGCACCTGCCCCTGTTGTCTATGACAGCGAGCCAGACGCCGTTTATATCAAGGCATGGCAGCTCTCACTTGAAGAATGGGACGCCATGAAAGACCTTGATCGGGTGTGGCATCGTTGGAATGTTACTAAAGCTCCCGGCTTCAAGGCATGACGCCAGAGGCTCGCCGGTTGGCATCGCGCGGCTTTTGGACTAATCCACTAGTAACGCGATGCTGCCGACGGATTGAATATGCTTTAGCGGTTTGCGCAACACTCGCAGTAATGACTATCGGTTCACTGAATTTTTAGGGGAAATTGAAATGCGAAATGCCAATTGGAGCAACAGCGAGGCTGTAGCGGTTTGGATGTCAGCCCGTCCCACACGCAACCCAATCATCGAATACCTTCGGGATTACTTCGATTTCGGGGATATGTACGCTTCAACCATGGGAGCGTTGTTTGCCATCGCTGATGCCATGACAGACCTAGACCCCGATCTAGTGCCATCCGAATGGGAGTTTCGGCAGGCGGCCGGTGGCAGCGATACCGAAGATGCAAATTACATCGCCATTACTGAAGCCATGGCAGCCGGGGCAACGGTTGAAGACTTGAAGCACGCCGGGGCAGTCTTCAGCCGGTTGGATTCAATGAACCGACTAACGGGGATTGATTACTAAACGGGGCCTGCAATTCTGCCAGGTACTTTGAAAATTTTTGTTCCAACTCGCAAAAGGATTACGAAATGACGCACGCATCGGAAATCATCGGTTACTCATTCAATGGCTCTACTTACTGCCCCGATTGCATCATTGAAGCGCTGCCAACGGGGCCGGGGCAGCCCTACGATGGTTGGAGCCTCGCTGACGGTGTGAGAATGTCGGTTGAAGACAATCTGTCTCAGATTGCTTATGCGTTTCAGATAGAGCGGACGGATGAAAGCAGTTTCGACAGCCACGATTTCCCAAAGGTCATTTTCAACTCGCAGGTTGAAACTGAGGATTATTGCGCAACGTGCGGCCGGGACATCAGCGATGCTGACAGTGTGCCAACCAATCCGCTGATTTCGGATGTGTGGCATTACGGCAATGAACGCTCCGTAACCATGCTTCGGTATGACGCATTGAAAACCAAGCTTGAAGCCGAAGCACGCCACGGCTCAACTAAGGACAATGTGGACGCACGGCTTGCCAACGTTGCGGCAGCCCTGCGGGAGTTGGAGCGCACCGGGACATCCAACAGTTGGAGCTGGCACACTCTCACGTTGGAGGGCTAAGCCATGCTGCCGAAGCTAAAGCACGTCGCAGCTGTTGCGTTCGCTCTCATCATGTTCTGTCTGCCGCTTATGACCTAGCGCTGACAGCCGGCCCCGTTGCCCCGTTGACCCCGTTTCCCCTGCAGGAAAACGGGGTCAACATTTTTTCCAGGAAAAAATCTTGACCTATTTTCACCTGCCCTATTTACACACTCGCCGGCGAGTGTGTAGATTGGTTCTAACGCATCCGAACAACAGTAAAGGACTAGGGCAATGTTCACTCTCACCCAACACGGCAGGTTCACAGATACCAAGCGCACCGGGCTGAAGACGTGGCCTGCCGTAGTGGCTGAAGCTGCCCAGTTTGTCAACGCTTCAACGTCCGATCCTGCCCAGCGTGAAACACTGTTGGCAGCCGTTGAAGCTGCAGCCGGGGCCGGCGAGCCTGTAGCCCTCCCGAATGGGAAAACCCTTGAAATTGATTTCATCGAAGAATAACCACACCAACCGCTAACCACACCGGAGGATTTAGAACCATGGGAACGCTACTCGAAACGCACGGGGCAATCATCACTTTGGACAAACTGCCAATTGGGCAGGCTCACAATCCGCACCATTTCCTGTTGAAGTGGCAAGGGCAGTCTACGGACTACGCACTAACGCACGGCGGTTACGGCATCGAAACACGGGAAAACGTCATTCGGGGATATATGGACTATCTGACGATTGCCGGCCGGCGAGGCTACGGGGTCAACGGTTGGGTAGTCCGGTCTATTGAAAACCTGCAGGCTGTCAGCCTGCAGGGTGAGCCCGACCTAACCAACGATGCATTTTTCACTGACGAAATCGCACTCCCGACCTTGAAGGGCATAAGGGCAGCCTTGAACTATACGGACGGTGCGCTGTCAGCGATAAACGGCGAGTTGGATGCTTGGGTTATGACGTGCGCCGCACGCTTCGGCATCCCCGAAGACAGCATGTAACCAAGCCTCCAATTTTTCCAGGTAAATTTTCCGGCCCCGTTGGTACACCTCACACCGAAGGATTAGAGCAATGAACCACGTATTACATGTTCTGACTGCAGACATGACAACGGATGCACGCATCACCGAACAACCGCAACAGCGGACGGCAACAGGCTACGGTCCCAAGCTGCCCACGCCGTATATGTTCCGAATTGCCAACCGCTGGCACCGTGTCTACAATGCCAACTATGGCAACAGCGGCAGCCTCTACGTTGTCATCAAAGGGCAGGATTACTATCTCGCCGGTAGCGCTGACTTGGTACTCGAAACCATTCGGGACGGCGGCAGCTACGCTGACGCACAAACCAAGCTGACGGGGATGCCGTCTTGGTTTCATGAGTCCGAAGCTGCAGCGGCAGCCGAAGGCAACCGCACCGACACCACGCCGGAGGCATAAGCCATGGCAACGCTCGAAATCGGGGCACGCTCCCGAAACGGCTTTTACGAAATCACCGACACCAACAGCGAGGGCAGCGGCACACTACGGGTCACGGTTCGTGAGCTTTACGGCGTCAGCATGGCAGGCCCTGCGATGCTGCAGGCAATGCGCAGGCTCGCACGCCGTGCGGTTGCCAACCCTGCCAGCGCTGCCGAAGTCAACCGGTTTTACTCCGGCGGTTGCTCACACGTTACGTTCGCCGTAACAGCACGGGAGGCTGCCACCGACTAACCACACCTCCACACCACACCAACCGCAACAGCGGCTCCCACACCATCGGGAGCCGCTGTTTTAGTGTGCCGAAAACCCGGTCCCGTTTACCAGGCATTTTCAACTATTGGGTACGGATGCCCTACGGGGCCGGCATGGGAGGGCTGCGAGGCTGCAGCGATGCCCCGGCCCCGATGGCTGCCGATGGTGTGCAGCGCTGCAGCTGGGCAGCGTTACGCATTGCCTCGCTGATGCCTGCAGCCGGCTGTTGCCTGCCACGCTGCCAGCCTCGCTGAAGCGCTCGCAACGCTCGCAGGCTAGGCAGCTACGGGCTGCCATGGGAGGGCTGCCACGGGGCAGCTACGGGGCAGCGGATAGGGCTGCAGAGGGCAGCTGCGACAGCCGGCGGCAGGCTCCCACGCGGTCGGGTGTGGCGAATGTGGGAATGTGTAACGTCCAGTACAAATACGTTGCATATGACCCCGGTTCTGTCAGCCATTCTCTAATTTACACACACTGAAACACTCGCCGGCGATGGTGCGGACGGCTGCAGGCCCAAACATGCCCTTTGAGAGGCTAGGGCTGTTGAAACCATGCCCTTTTGAAACGCATATGTACCGAACGTTATGTATTGCCTTGCACTATGTACTGCCCTATGTACTGACCAGGTAGCATCCCATATACATGCATATGCATCCATAGACCGATGTAATTCCATGCATCCCTCTGGGGATGTATGCAAGCCTTCGAGCTCGAAATCACGCTCCAGCTTCAAAGTCAAGTACCCAACTGAATCAATTCCAGGCATCGGCCCGAAGCCGCCTGGGCCTGCGGTTCGACATACTTTGACGCGCGCATGTTTTTCTCCCATAGCTCGTTCTCGTTTTCCACGATCTGAAAAAATCGCGCGTGCATTTTTGGCCATAGGCGCACCCCTTTGGCCCTGTAGACTGGGAGGCGAACGTACAGACCTAGTAAGAGGAGCCCTTCATGAGCACACAGCCCTTCCCTCCCGCCGAGTGCCCGAACCCCGAGGTCCACGGCAACCCCTTCCGCTACTGCCCCTCCTGCACCTGGATCGAGGAGACGGAGGCAGGCATCAAGGCCGATTTGTGCATAGCACCCGGCCCCAAGGTCAGCCAGCCGGCCACCATCGGGCGCATCGTCCACTACAAGCTCGCCACCCACGATGCCGCAGTCATCAACCAGAAGACGCGCACCGGCAACGAGGCACGCACTGGCGACGTGTACCCGGCGCTGATCGTGCGTGTATGGGGCGGCAGCGGCGCAAACCTCCAGGTCTTCCTGGACGGGGCCGACACCTACTGGGCCACCTCCCGCACCGAGGGTGACGCCGAGGGCCAGTGGAGCTGGCCTCCCCGCGTGTAGACTAGAGACCGCAGCACTCACAGGCCTTGCACAGTCAAGCCCCAACCTGGTGTGCCGCCGTTAGGCCCCCGCCTCCACCTGAAACCTGGACGGGGGCCTTTCTGCTGCCCTAGCAGAAACTGCCTGAAAATTCCGCATCGCAGGCCTTCCTTACTAGGTTCGTGTGTACTAAGCTGGTCCTACACACCAAAACAGTAAGGAGCACCACATGCAGTACGAGCACAAGCAATGGGTCAACGGAGAGCTTGTCTTCCAGCACAGGGTCTACCGCTGCTTCCGGCTCTGGTTCAACCTCTACTGGACCGCTCTGACAGGCTGGCAGTTCACCTTCAACCGGGACAAGGCCTATTCCGCATGTGACTGGGCCCTCCAGACTGCGCGCGAGGAGGCAGCCAAGTGAACTACTTCGCACTCGCCGGGGCCATCCTCTCCGCACTCATCGCACTTTGGAGCCTCTCGCAAATCCTCCGCACCCAGTTCGGGCAGCATCGCTTCACCTGGGCCTGGGCCTTCCCGCTCAACGCCCTGCTGGTGGCCGGCTTCGGCACCGCCGCCGTCGCATGGTTCAACGTGGCGGTGGGGCCATGATGTCCGAGGGGGAGGTCCGGGAACTGCTGGCCGAGCTGACTGCCAGCAACGCAAAGGAGACCAACCCGGCGCGCGTCCTCGCGTTCTCGGGCGGGCTGTCCGCGCTGAAGATGGTGCTGGGGGAGGACAAGTGAGCACCGCGCTCGATGTGGACATCTCCACCCTTGTGGGCGAGATGGAGGCACCGCCCTGCGAGTCCACCAGCCACGATCCGTCAGACCGGCTGGCACACGATGACGGCCCCGCAGCCTTCTACGTGCGGGTGAAATGCCCCGCCTGCGGCAACACCGCCGTCAGGGCCTACTGCCAGCAGTTCATCAACTTCCTGATCGGCGGGGGCCTCCTCCAGCACTCCGAGGCCTGCGGGCCATTTCCAGGCATCGAGTGGATGACCATCCTTGGCCCGGTAGGGGGCACGCGATGACCCCGCCGCGCTTCGACGGCAAGCAGATGGTCTACCTCTCGCTCGCGCTGGCCACCATGAGCACCATCTACGGCTACACCGGCTGGGCCATGCCGCACATCATCCGATACATCACCCACTGAACCCCGGAGGTCTCAAATGAGCAAGGAATCCGTCAATCTGCGGCCCAGCACGAACGAACAGCTCGCCTGGATCAGGGCCAACGGCCTCGATCCGCACAGGGTCAAGGCCCACCAAACGGCCATCATCGAGGATGGGAAACTGACCCTCGATCTGTTCGAGGTGGATGGCCACGGCCACAAAATCATCCAGTACGCAGCTGACGGGGAGCCGGAAGCCAAGCTGCGCACCATCACCGTCCCGCTCATCTCCGAGCCCGAGGATCACGGGGTAGAGACATCATGACGAAATGGATTGTGGTCTGGGTCAGCGCGTCCGAGTCCCTGCTGTGCAAGTGGTACGGCGATCACTACGAGGTGGAGGCCAAGTCCGGCGAGTCCCAGGCACTGAAGGACATTGCCGGCAAACTGAACGGAGCGGACGCATGAACCACCCAGTCGCCACCTTGGTGGACCCCACGGAGCCTGAGTTCCGCAACTGCACCCGGTGCGATGTCCAGCTGACCCAGCATCGAGCGGAGGCCGGCGGCAAGCTGTGCGTGGACTGCGAGGGCCTGAACGCCTTCAAGGCACCGCGCAACGGCGTGGCCGGCGGCTTCCCTCCGATTGACCCGGCCTACGAGGTGTTTGTCCACTTCCCCACCAAGCCCCGCCACGATCAGACCCTCCTGACGCTCGAAGCGCTGAAGATTCCCTACATTCACCTCTGGGAGACCCAGCACACCACCGAGGTCCAGTGGGCGCGCGGCCTGTTCAATCAGGAGCTCGCCCCCGACTGGCCCATCGTGCTCATCACCTCCCACGGCCAAGTGGTCGATTTCTGGGAGGGATTCGACCTCAACAGGCTCAACAGCATCCCGGCTGCCCGAGCCGCAGCCATCAACCCCACCGAGGCCCATACCAGTGTCCCCACCACCCAGGAGGAAGCAGCATGAGCAATATCCACGTCCACAGCGCACGTACAGCGGAGCAGCCGGCGGCACAGAACCCGGCACACACCGGCATCGCCATCGTGTGGCCCGCATGGTTCCTCGGCAGCACGGACCCGCAGCTGCACTGCACCACGCTGTTCCTCGGCAACACCGACACCACCCCCTTCCGGCGCAGCACCATCGAGAACGTCCTCCGCTGGAAGGGCAGCAATCCCGGCCCCTGCCGCGTCATCGCCCCCGGCCTGTTCGGCAAGGAGGGCAACATCCCTGTCCTGCTCATCGACAATCCCGAGCTGCAGAAGGAGCAGGAGTGGCTGGTCCGCCGCCTGCAGGCCTACGATGTCGTCAGCCCCTCCACGTTCGGCTTCAACCCCCACGTCACCATCGCCAAAGAGGTGGCCAAGCCGTATTTCCCCCGCTTCATCCAGCTGGAGGCCCCCGTGCTCTGGTGGGGCGATGACAGGCCCATCCACAGCAAGCACGAGGCCCGAAAGGCAGTCGCATGACCTTCCTGGGCTTCCTCAGCGCGGTCCCAGCGCCCAAAACCCTCACGATTCGGGACCTGGATGACCTCGATAACGCCGAGCTGAAGGCTGTCATTGAGGCCCCCACTCCGGTAAAATTGCGGGATGAAGCGGCTTAGACGGGGCGGCACCACCCTCGAAATCGACGCGGGTGGTGTCCCTCGGGACGCAACCGGCCACCGGACTGACCGGCCGGCCATCTACCGCGAGGGCCAGCGCCTCTGGCGCGAGGATGAGCGCCGCTTCGGCCTCGGTGAGCGCGTCCGGGCCATCAAGATATGGCACCGGATGGAGCACGGCGAGTGCGGCACCATCATGGTGATCGAGGAGGGCAGCCAGCGCGACTACTACGTCCTCCCGGACAGCCTGCTCCGTCAGTTCCTCCGAAAACGCTCCGGCGAGTTCCTGTCCCGGATGCCCGAGCACTACCTGGAGCCCGAGTAGGGTAGCCTTGAAAGATCACACCAGCCCCCTCTGGCCTAGCCAAGGGGCTGGTTTTCTTTTGGAATCAGGCAATAGTAGGTAGATATGGAGCACGTATGACCATACGGGCGAGCTATCTACCTACACGGAATCCCAGTCATGCTCCACGATTTCGATGGGCCTGCGGCCTGTCCTGATGCCTTCTTCCCAGTCCTGGAGCTGGATTTTGGCCAGCAGCTTGCCCAACGCCTCGCGCTTCAGCCGGGGAGGGGCCTCGGTCCACTTCTCCAGCAGCTGGGGCACGATCATGGCCGGCTTGACCTCGGAGTTGACCTCCACGAGCCGCTGGCGGGCCTCCAGAGCCTTCTTCTCCTCCTCGAACTTGGCCTTCATCCGGTTGTAGACATCGCCGGAGATTTCGTCATCGAGGTACTTGACCGTGAGCGCGTCCAGGCGCGTGGTGTTCTTGGCGATGTCGGCAGCCAGCTGGGAGGACTTGCGCGCGAGGTTGGGGCTCGGCTTGGTGACCTGCGCGGCCAGTGCGTCGATCTGCGAGGCCACGGTCTGCATCCAGTCCAGCACCGCCTCCTCCACGTATTGCTCGGAGACCGAAATGCGTGCGTGGCTGCCTTTGAGCAGCCCGTCCCGGCAGGTGTAGCGCCGGTAGACCTTCCCGTTGCGCTTGGTGGCCCCGCCGTCCATCTTGGCACCGCAGAAGCAGCGCAACAGGGCACTGTAGGCGTAGCCGCCCCCGGTGTTCAGCCCGCCGCCCATCCCTCGGGCAGCGCGCTCGGAGCGCTTGACCTGATAGGCCTTCCACTCAGCCTCGCTGATGACCCCCTCGTGTGCCCCCGGGAGGAACTCGCCCTTGCTCCTGATGAGGCCGGCACCGAACCCACGGTCGAGAATCTGGCGCACGCCGTCGTCACGCCAGCCTCCTTTTGGAGTGAAGCCCTCAGAGGCCGCGTAAGCGGCGATTTCCCGCAGGCTGAGCCCCCGGATGTACCGGAGGTACATCTCGCGCAGGACCGGCCCCGCCGCCTCGTTGACGCTGTACCCAGCAATCTTGTCGTAGTCGTATCCGAACCGGGGCAGCCCGTGATGCGGCAGCCCGTTCTTCACCCGGCGCGCATGGGTCTCCTTCCAGGTGTCCCCGATCCGCTCGGACTCGAAGACGGCGAGCTCCGCGAGCATCCCGCGCGCGAACCGCCCGGAGGAGGTGGTGGTGTCCATTGGCTCGGTGGAGGACTCCAGCCGCCCGCCGATGCCCTCCACGCGGTCCACCGCGATGGCCCAGTCCATCCGGTTGCGAGCCACGCGGCTGATCTTCCAGACCACGAGGACATCGGCCTTCTTGTCCTCGATCATCTTGACGGCCTGCTCGACCTGCCGGCGCTTCCAGAACCGGCCGGAGAGGTCGAGGTCTTCCAGCGTCTCCACGATGTCGTAGCCCATGCGTTCGCAGTGGCTCTGGATGGAGGTCAGTTGCAGCTCGGGGGAAATCATGCCGTCCCGCTCCTGCGAGACTCGTACATAGGCCACTGCTCTGGGCTTGCTCATGACGCAATTCTAAATCGGCCGTCAAGAGGGTCTTGCCTTACTACTTTGGCGTGGTGTAGCTTGGTTTCTACACACCAAGACACACAGCAGGGGGAGCAATGCCGGGAGGATCGAAGCAGCAGGCCATCGAGGACGTGGCCGGCCTGTGGGCCAACTACTGGCTCTCCGAGCGTCAGGAGGAGGCGGCATGATAAGCAATGGCCCCGGATACTAGGTTGATTTTCCAAAATCAGCCGATTTGAAGCTACCCAGGTGACCGATCAAAAGGAGCCTGGGGAAAGTCCCCCAAGCTAATGAAGCCGGTAACTGAGACAGGCCGGAACGGGTGCCCTATCCGAGAAGGGGCTGCGGGGATGAGGGACTGTAGCTCAGCGGATAGAGCACTGGTGCGCACGCCAACAGGTACAGAGGTCGCTGGTTCAAATCCGGCCGGTCCCACAAGAGCAGCATGAGCACCTGACGCAGTGCCAGTCAGGGCCGATGGCTCTTGCCACGCGGGCGATAAACGCACAGTAAGGCCCCCGAGGTACTTCCACAGCTCGGGGGTTTTCTGTTGTCCACACCCTGTGTACTTTGGTGTGTAAAACTTCTGGTCTAGTAAGCTATTGACATGGCCGATGATCTGAATACAATGGACGCCTTCACGGCGAAAGTTGTCCCCCTGCGCACCAAGGGCTATTCCTTCGAGGAAATTGCCCTCCGAACGGGTGCCGACGTTGAGGAAGTTGTCTCCGTCTGGAAAGAGTTCATCGCCTCGCGGACCATCATGCCGCCGGAGGAGCAGGCCGTCCTGCAGGAATTGCGGCTGGAAGTGCTGCTCACGCAGGTCAATGACCGCCTCCGCTTCGCTGACAGGGCCGAGGATTACGAGCTGGTCATCAAGCTGCTCCAGGAAATCGCCAAGCTGCAGGGCATCAACAAGGAGAACAAGCGCGCGGCCGAGAGCGATCTGGTCCAGCTGACCAACGCGCAGACGGCGCTCATCCTGCAGGCCGTGTTCGCCCTCGGCGCTGCCATGACGGAGCACGTCGAGCAGGCCTTCGAGAAGCACAAGACCATCAAGGCCATCAAGGGCGAGCTGGCCGGCAACGCACTGACCACGCTGTTCAACGCAGAGGCGCAGCGCGTCCTGGCACAGGAAGGCCGAGAAGAATCATGAGCCAAGGCATCTACACGCAGGACGTGACCGACATCCTGGACCTGTTCTACGAGAACGACGCCAGCGAGCCCGACTGGGCTGCCATCAAGACCCGGCTGTTCGCGGCCACGGACTCCCACTACACCCTCATCATCAACCTCCTGCGCGCCTTCCACGCCGTGTACGAAGACCCGGCTGCCGCAGCTACCGTCCTGTGGCGGCTGGAGCAAGAGCGGGACGACTGATGGCCATTCTTGACGCCATGAGGCAGGCCAGCGCCGCGCTGGAGCAGGCTGCCCTCAACGAGCGCTACAAGACCGACATCGCCCTCTGGGCCAAGGACAAGCTCGGCTACACCCTCTGGCGCAAGCAGATCGAGATTGCCGAGGCGCTGCTGAAGTACAAGCGCGTGGCGGTCAAGTCCGGCCACGGCGTCGGCAAGTCCTTTGTCGCGTCCATCATCGTGGCGTGGTGGGCGGACACCCGCAAAGACCTTGACTCCATCGCTGTCACCACGGCCCCCACGCAGAACCAGCTGGACATCATCTGGGAGTACCTGCGTGACCACAAGCTGAAGGGCAAGATGTGGGGCGACATCTCGCTCGACAACGAGTGGAAGTCCGAGCTCCGCGTCAAGCGCGCCTTCGGCCGCAAGCCCTCGAACACCAACGAGCACGCCTTCCAGGGTATCCACCGCCGTCAGGGTGTGCTCGCGGTCCTCGATGAGTCCTGCGGTATCCCCGAGACCATCTTCACCGCCGTCTCGGCCATCACCACGGGCAAGTACGATGCCGCGCTGGCCATCGGCAACCCCGATGATGTGAACACCCCGTTTGGAGCCATCTGGAAGTCCAACAACGAGACGTGGCACAAAATCACCATCAACTCCTACGACTCGCCCAACATCACGGGCGAGGACTTCCCGGAGGAGGCCTCGGGCGGTCTGGTGACGCTCCAGTGGATCGAGGACCGCAAGAAGGAGTGGGGCGAGGACTCCCCGCGCTTCCGCTCCAAGGTGCTGGGCGAGTTCTCCATGGACGGCACCAACGCGCTGTTCCCCGAGGGCACCCTGTCCATCGGACGCATGACCGAACTGCCCATCAAGCAGGACTCAAAGCCCCGCCTGGGCGTGGACGTTGCCCGCATGGGTGGCGACTACACGGTGGTCTACAAATACCAAGACGGTGTGGCGCGCTTCCTCGCCAAGTGGAACAAGAGCACCCTGACCGAGACCGCCGCCCGCGTGGTCCAGCTGGCCTTCGATGAGGGTGTGGATGAGGTCAGGATCGACGGCGTGGGCATCGGTGCCGGCGTCTACGAGATGGTGGCCAACAAGTCCACGGGCCGCTTCGAGACCATTGGCATCATCGGCAACGCGGCCTCCACGGACAACGACAAGTGGCTCAACCAGCGCGCCGAGATGTATGACACCATCCGGGAACGGATGCTCAATGGCGGCATCGACATTGATGAGAACGACACCAACCTCATCACCGAGCTGGGCGATCTGGAATACCACTTCAAGAACAAGCGCAGCGCATTGCAGCTGGCGTCGAAAGAGGAAATCCGGGCCAAGACCGGCAAATCCCCTGACTATTCTGACGCTTTTGCCTATGCCTCGATGGAGTTGGGCTTTGATCCGAAAGATGCCGTCAACAAAATGGAGGCCGGGACACAATTCGAGACGCTGCCCGAGGATTTCCTCTACGCCTACGAAACAGTAATAAGCCCGTTCTAGTTCATACTTTGGTGCTCAAAAAGGAATAAAGCACCAGTTGATAGAATGGACTGACAGCCAATGACTTTAGGAGTTTCATGTCCAGGAAACGCGCACCGCGCCAGCGAGTGGCGATGACACTCTCGGAGTCGGCTGGAACACCCATGGCCGAAATGCTCGAAACCAAGGCGGCAAACACCGCGCTGGCCAATCAGGTGGAATACCTCGCAGAGTCCCTGGCCGACGTGCAGCTCGCGCTGGACAACATCGGCTGGCGTCCGCTGGGTGAAGAAGCGGACATGAACGAGCTGCCGCTGTCCGCCATCAGGGACTACACCAACGTCACGCGCGCACTGGCGGTCATCAACCCCCTCATCAAGCGCGGCCTTGCCGTGCGCCACGCCTACATCTGGGGCAATGGCATCAAGCTGGAGGGGCTGGTGGAGAAGCACGCGGCGTTCTGCAAGAAGGCCGTCAACCAGAAATACCTCCTCTCGGACAAGGCCCAGGAGGAGCTGGAGAACTGCCTCGCCACGGACGGCAACTTCTTCCTGCTGGTGACCAAACCCGGCAGCCCCAAGTCCACGGACGGGGACGTGGCACGCATCCCCATGCGCCAGATCACGGGCACGATTTCCAACCCCGACAACTCGGAGGAAATCTGGTTCTACAAGCGTGAGTGGAAGACCGTCGTTACCAAGGCGGTCAGCCACCAGGAGGATGTCAAGGACAACACGGTCTACTACCCTGCCATCGACTATGACGAAGCCAACGGCAAGCCCCGGCAGTTCAAGGGCAAGAAGGTCAACTGGGACGGCCAGCGCATCGCCGCGCACAGCGTCAACAAGCAGACCGGCTGGAAGTGGGGCGTCCCTGACCTGCTCTCGGTGATCTTCTGGGCCAAGGCCCACAAGGAGTTCCTGGAGTGCCAAGCCACGCTGGTGAAGGCATACTCGCGGTTCGCCTGGAAGGTTGCCGCCCCCACGGCAGCCAACGCCAAGGCAGCGGCCACCAAGGTGGGCACGGCCCCGGCCATCGACCCGCTGACCGGCCAGCCCCAGGCAGTGGGCGCTACCGCCGTCACCGGGCAGGGCACCACCATCTCCTCGGTGGGACGCACGGGCGGCTCCGTGGACTTCGAGGCGGGCCTGCCGCTTGCCGGCTATGTCGCCGCCGGCCTGAACGTGCCGCTCAACGAGCTGACGGCCGACGCCGGCAACGCCAACAGGGCCTCGGCCGAGACCTTGGGCAGCTCCAACGAGAAGGTCATGAAGGCCCGCCAGTCCGAGCACATCATGTTCTTCGAGTCGATCTTCGCCTTCCTCGGCTTCGATGAGGTCAAGGTGTCCTTCGAGAAGATCGAGGAGGAGGCCGTCTACCGCCAGATTCAGTCGATTGTCTCCCTACTCCCGCTGAACGTGTTCAGTGACGTGGAGATGCGCAAGGTGCTGGTCAAGGTGCTCGATCTGGACTATGACCCCGAGAAGGTGCCGTCCGAGGAGGAACTGGGCAACCTGATCCTCGCGGCCAAGCAGGCAGAGAAGCAGGCCGAGCTGGCTGCCCAGCACGCAGAGAAGCTGGCCAAGGAAAAGCCCGTCCCCGGTGTGCCCGGTAAACCTGGACCCGCCGCGCTCCCGGCCGGCGGCAAGGGGCCAAAGAAGGACGCCTCCACGGCTCCGTCCAACGGTGACAATTCCTACCGCAAGGACGCGCAGCAGGCTAAGCGCTAACCTCCGATTACTGCTTTGGTCTTTATTCCCAGCGGGCCAGAAATGCAAACTGATAAACTGGGATAGACGAATGGAGATTCCAAGTGACTGTTACCGAAATCAGTGAGGCGCGGACACTAAAGCCCGCCGAGATGACGGGCAAAACGTGGCGCATCAAAATCATTGAAGGTGACCGTCAGGGCTCCTCGGCCTATTACCCCAAAGAGGTAGTGGAAGCCGGCAAGCACCTTTTCGGTAAGGGCGTCCGCAGCTTCAAGAACCACCCTTCCGCTGATGAAAAGTGGAACCGGCCCGAGCGCAGCATTGACGACATCGTGGGCTACCTTTCCGAGTCGGCCGAATACGACGGCAAGGATTTGTGGGCCAGCCTCACAATTGTCGAATCCGAGCGTGAGCGCATCAAGGAATTGGCCGAGGCCGGCCTGATCGACATTTCCATCCGGGCCGCTGGCGAAATGGTTGAAGGCACCAATGGCATGGAGCTGAAGAAATTCACCGCCGTCCATTCGGTGGACATCGTTACGCAGGGCGGTGCCGGTGGCAAATTCGGTGAAGTGCTGGAATCTGACCGCAAACAAGTTTCTGCATCCGAGAGTGTTGCAGAGTCCAAAAAGAAAGAAGACATCATGGAACTCCCCAAGGAATTTACGGATGCCCTGGACGCTCTCGTTGAGAGCGGCAAGCAGACCGCAACCGCCGTCGCCGCACTCGTAGAGCGCGCAAGCACCGAGGACAAGGCCAAGGCTGACGCCCTCGAAGAAGCCAAGAAGAAGGCTGAGCCCACCGCTCCGTCCGCCGCTGAGATTGCAGGGGCACTGGTTGAGGCCGAGCTGCCCAAGGCCGCGCACGCCAAGGTCATCGCAGCTGTCGAATCCGGCACCGAACTCGCGGAAGCAATTACCGCCGAGAAGGATTACCTGAAGACCATCACGGAATCCGTCAAGGAGTTCAAGGGCGACGGCTCCGAGGAACTCCAGGAATCCGCGCACTCCAAGATTGGCAGTTCCATCTTCGGTTCCTAAATGAGGCGGTGATCCTGCATCTCGTCCGCTGCAGACGGCTTTCGGGCAATGCAGTAGGGCGGGTTGTGTGCCTCATGATGGATTTCACAGGCACACAATTCCGCCCACGCTTTACTCAATTACTCTTTTTTCTCGATGCCGTATACTGATAAATAGCAGCAGCGGCTATGAAAGGCTGAACAATGGCAAAGAACTTTGTCTTCAAGGAAGCGGAATACCTTTCCGTTCCAGTACCCACCGGCACACTGGCAGGCAAGGCTCTGCGCATTGGTGCCCTGAACGTCGTCACTGTCACCGATGAAGGCTCTGTGGGTAAGACCATCACCCTCGGTGCCGGCGCAACGCTGACCCAGCCTTCCGGCTCGGCCTCCAGTAACGAACCCGGTTTCGCCTCCGCAGCACTGAAGGGCGCAGCCCTTCTCCCCGTCACGGGCATCACCGCCTTCGGAACCCCGGTCTACATCAAGACCTCGGACAACTCCCTGCAGGTCACGGCAGCTGTCGGAACCAAGCTGTTCGGCGTGGCACTCCGGGCCAAGACCGCTCCGCTCGCGGACGTTCTCGTCAAAATCATCAACGGCGGCGTTGTCGCTGACGCGGCATAAGAAAGGCTGTCATGACTATCCAGACCCTCGCAGAAGCTGGCAAGATTTTCGGCTTCGCTCTCGAAGGTGACCGCACTGCACAGGGCCGCATCAAAGCCCTCGTGGACGGCACCGCTTACATCTCCGAGTCTTTCTCCAGCTCGGACCTTGCCGGCGCTTTCGCCATCGGCGTCTCCCAGAAGCTGCAGGCTCAGTACGCCGAGCGCACGCAGTCCTGGAAGGACTTCGCCGTTGAGCTGACCTTCAACGACTTCAAGCCGCAGTGGTTCCGCGAGCTGACGCTTGATGACGACGTGAACCTGGATGAGAACGGTGGGGCCAAGACCAAGCCGAACTCCCTCCCGCGTATCCCGGAAGGCACGGAGTACCCCTCCTTCGGCTTCACCACGTCCGCGTCGGGCATCATGCTCTACAAGGAAGGTGCGCGGTTCCCGTTCACCTGGGAAATGGTCATCAACGATGAGTGGTCCCTCATCAAGTCCATCCCCGGCAAGATGCTCACCCTCGCGGCCAACACCGAGGACACGGAAGCCTACGGCATCCTTGCCGGCGTCGGTGGCCCGAACTCGATCACCTTCAGCACGGACCACGAGAACACCAACACCGGAGACTCGCTGTTCGCAGCCGAGCACCCGCTGAACCTCGACGCGCTGACCCTCGCCAAGAAGGCTATCCGCGCCCGCAAGGTCAACGGTCGCCGGGTCACGGTCCCCAAGTTCCGCCTGCTGGTCCCCACCACCATGAAGGATCAGGCAGAGGCGCTGCTGGCGATCCGCGAGTACACCACTCGCAACGCCGACAACACCAAGGAAATCACGGTCACGCCCACCAACTCGGACGTGAAGCTGACCGCCTCGGATTGGCTGACCGACATCGACCAGTCCGCAGACGCTGACACCACTTGGTACTTGGTGCCGGACGGCGGCAAGGACGGCACCCGCGATGCACTGGGTGTGGCCTTCCTCCAGAACCACAAGGCTCCCGAGCTGCGCATCTCCGGCGGCGGTGGCAACTACCTCGGTGGCGGCGCTGTTCCGGGTCTGGAAGGCTCGCTGCTGAACGACACCGCTGAGTACCGTGTCCGCCACGTTGTGGCCGGCGCGTTCATCAACGGACAGGGCCTCCTGGCCTCCAAGGGCACGGGCGCTGCTGCTCCCTCCCAGTTCAGCACCCCCTAGTCTGACCTAAAGAGCCCCGCCTCCTGATAAAGGAGGCGGGGCTTTTGCCATTTCCGGTCAAATTCAAAATGGGGTATCCTAATTGTGTGGTGCTACTCCTCCGGTAGTGTGTGGTTGATGGCCCCGGCTTTATTGGTTGCTCCCCAATATCGCCGGGGCCATTTTGCATTCCGGTAGAATTGGTCTATGGCTGAAGACGTGAATCCCCTGGACCCAGAGACACCTGTTGGGCAGGTGCGTCTCCTCATTTCTGACTCCCAGCTTCGGCGCGATCCAATGAGCCCCGGTGAGCCCGGTGAGTATTACTTCTCGGACGCTTTCATCGGCGGGTTCCTTTCCCTCAACCAAGGAAATGTATTTCACGCAGCTGCCGATGCAATTACCGCCTTGGCCGCAAATGATGCGCTGGTCTCCAAGAAAATCCGCAAGGAGAATCTGCAGACCGATGGCCCCGCCGTGGCCAACGCACTCCGGCTGCTCGCGCAGGACTTGCGCGGCCGGGGCAACCGGGTCCAGGAGACCGCCGACGCAGCGGACGGCACCTTCCTGATTGTGAACTTCGCAGACCCCGTGACGCCCTTCGATGAGTTCGAGGCCATCAACGGAGGCAACCTGTGGGCCTAGGAACATCGGTCTTCCCGGACGGCTGGGCCGAACACCACATGCCCGTCATCAACTCGGCCATGACCGGCCGGGTGAAGATCGAGCGCACCAACGGAATCGCCAAGTGGAACATGGCCACTGGCCAGTACGAGGGTGGTGTGCCGACGCTCCTCTATCTGGGCCGCGCCAACATCGACCGCATTGCCCGCCCCACGCGCCGGGAGTTTGTCTCGGACGCGGCGGACAACCAGATGACGCAGCTCATGCTCCCCTTCGACGGCAACGAGGCAGAGCCGGCACCGGCCGAGCTCCGCTGGCAGTCCAACGACATGGTGACCGTCCTGGAGACCGACTCCGAGGGCAACGACATGATTGTGGGCGAGCTGCTGTTTGTCCGTGGCTGGTTCGGCGGGACAGAGGACTGGGCCTACACCCTGCACTGCGGCTTCAACGCCAAGCAGGATGATGTCTAGTGGCTGGGCTCCTCGGCCACAGGGCGCTGACTGACGGGCTGTTCCAGCACATCCTGCAGGGCGAGAAGCGCATGAAGGCCGACGTGGAGGAGGCGGCGCTGGAGGCAGGCATCGCCGGACTCGAAGCAGCCCGGTGGACCATCGACAACACCCCCTCCTCGCTCTCCCCCGGCAAGCCGAACCGTAACTGGACCTTCGAGATGAACCGCTCCCTGGATGCGGACGTGCGCCGCAACGGGACAACCACCACCGTCCGGGTGGGCTGGCTGAAGAACAAAAAAGGCTACTTCCTGATCCAGAACAACGGCGGGATGTTGGGCGAGAAGGTCATCACCCCGATGAACGCACTCATGAACGGCCAGCACGCCATCAAAGACACCCTGAAAGGCTGGGGCATCAAAGTCCAATGACAGTCAACCCATACCCCTCGCAGCAGGAAATCCTTGCCCACTTCCGCACCATCCCCTACATCGAAATCTTCGAGGGCGGTGTGCCGGACGGAGTGGCGATCCCGCTGGACGCCAACGGGAAGATCAAGCCCCACCTCGTGGTGGCCTTCGCCGGCCTGACCAAGCCACCCAAGCGGGTCAACGGAATCATCGGGGCCACCGAGGATTCCTTCATCCAGGGCCTCTCCACCTACGCCATTGCCGGCGACGATGACGCAGCACGGCAGGTCCATTCCGTGGCGTGGGGAAAGATCATCGGATTCGAGCCCGAGAATTGCAGCGAGGTCAGCCCCGCCTTTTTCGCAGGCATCGGGGAGATTTCCACGCTCGGGCAGCCGACACGTTATTCGGCCGCGCAGTCGTACCGCTACCTGATAAACCCTTGACAAATCGCCCACCACGCCATTCGGTACAATTGAAGAAAGGGAATGGAGTTTAT